AGATATTTTTGCATTTGCATTTGTCAAATTGCTATTTAGTTCAGAATCCCTCTAAAAAGAAGAAAGGGGCAAACAGAAAAATGAAAATCACATTCAATGATGGTCAGGAACTGCAGATCCAGCAGGTCACTGAACAGACGGATGGCGCACTTCTGATCAAGACCATTTCAGCACACGAGGATCAGCTGAAGACTTTATTCTCTGATCAGACAACAACTAAGAGAATGTCTGTGAGCGAACGGGATGCAGATACCGTTGTGTATGAAAACTACACAAAGCTCGATGCAATCGTGAAGTACACGGCCGGCATTCTTGGTGTGTTAATGTACCGGGAAGGAGAGGATCCGGACAGCCGGATAGCAGCTCTGGAGGCACGACTTAAAGAAGCAGAAGAGAAAAATACGAACCTGCAGTCAAGAGTCGAAAAAGCGGAGGAGAAAAATGAAATGCTCGAAGGATGCATTTTGGAAATGTCTGAAACGGTATATCAGTAAAACGATAATTGTATTAACCATTTTATTTTTATTCATATTATTACAAATTTCAGGAGGAAAAGAAATGATGGCAATGTTATGGGCACAGCAGATTATGTTAGGAAAGAAAACTTATTCACAGGTACCGAGACTTTTAAAGGACAAGGTAAAAGAGGTCCTGATTGATTCCGGAGCAGAAGATCTGGTAACAGAAGACAAGCAGTAGAGGTGAAGCGTAGATGGCAGTAAAAACAGCTCAATATATATTTAATGGTCAGGCATACAATCTGACCTATAATTCGACCTCCGGGAAATGGGAAGCTACGGTTACAGCTCCAAGTAAGTCGAGCTATAATCAGCCGGATCATGTTCTTGGCGGAACAGTAAAGGCTACAGATGAGGCTGGCAATACTACCACGGTAGATCAGAGTCATGCTACTCTCGGCGCATCACTTAAACTCCGTGTAAAAGAAAAGACAGCACCGACTATCACGATCACGTCTCCGTCTGCAGGAGCTTATATCACAAATACAACTCCGACTATCGAATTCCAGGTAAAAGATACAGACTCCGGAGTAAATGCAGGAACAATCGCAGTAACAGTTGATGGTACAGCCGTATCGACGGTAACAAAGACTGCTATTGACGGTGGATATAAGTGCACGTGCACATCACCGACGTTAAAAGATGGATCACATACGATTTCGGTCAAGGCATCCGACAACGATGGTAATGCAGCTGCAGCTAAGACAGCAACATTTACAGTTGATACAGTGCCTCCGACACTGCAGATCATGGCTCCATCAAATGGCCTTATAACCAACAAGAAGACGGTAACGGTAAGTGGTAAAACAGATGACGTATCATCTAAGCCAGTTACAGTAACGGTAAATGGAGCAACTGTAACGGTCGGAACAGACGGAACATTTACTAAGGACGTGACTCTTGCTGAGGGTGCAAATACCATCACAATCGTAGCTAAAGACAAAGCCGGAAAGACTACTACAGTCACACGTAAGGTTACTGTCGATACGTCAGCTCCGGTGATTAAGTCAGTAACTCTTACTCCGAATCCAGTAGACTGCGGAAAGACATTCATTATTGCAGTCGAGATTACCGACTAGGCGGTGCGCCTATGGTAGTAAAGGTAAGCGGTAAGATAGATGGAAAAGAAGTAATATTCGAAAGAGCTGAAGGGGACCGGTGGAATGTCACGGTCCCTTATGATTTAGATGGAATGTATGTGGTGGAGCTGACGGCAGAAAATGATGCAGGCAATATCGCATACTGCACGAAGATGCTGTTGATTGTTGATCCGGCTACTCTATGCGTAAGACTTGTTCCACTTGATTATATGGTGGAAATTGTTCCGGAAGACTGTAAGGTTACAGTTATTCCGAAAGACTATGCTGTAGAGGCAGTTCCGGAGCAGTATCAAGTTATCGCAGAGCCAGATCCGCTCTTTGTGGAGGTAATTTATCCGATACATGGAAGGGGGTGTTGTTGTGAACAAAATTAGATTTATCCTGGGCGAAGACAAGCACGTTAAGCTATTGGTGCGAAGTCCTAACGATGAGCCATTTACGATTCTGACAGCATCTTATGAGCTGGCACGTTACACAGACATTGTGGTGCAAGGAGAGTGTGATATCAATGAGCATTATCTTGACTGCAAGATTGCTCCGGAAGAAAAAGGAACACATATATTGGAAGTGACTTATACGGTTGCGGATTCGATCAGGAAAGCAAGGATAGAAGTTGAGGTGGTTTAATGCTTAAAATTACAGATGTGAAATTAAGCAAAAATACGGTTGCGACCGGGGAAAAATTTACGATTTCTGTACAGATCCAGGAAACGGTTGATTATCCGTATGACTATCCATACGATTATCCGATATCTTATACCGGAGCAGCAAAGCCGGTAAATTCATAAAGAAAGAATGAGGAATATGAAAGTGGAACAGGCAAACTATATCAAAGCAATTTTTACAGCAGTATTTGCTTTCCTGTCAGCGCTTCTTGGAGTGCTTGCAGTGCCGGTGATCCTGCTGGTGGTATGTAATCTGATTGATTATGCTACCGGACTTATGGCAAGCAAATACAGAGCACAGGATATCAATTCCTATAAAAGTATCAGAGGAATTTTCAAAAAGGTATCTATGTGGCTGCTGGTAGTTGTGGGAGCGATTATTGATGAAATGCTTCTATATGCATCAACTTCAATTGGTTGGAAGTCACCAGTCACATTTCTGGTGGCATGTGTCGTGGCAATGTGGCTGATCTGCAATGAGATTATCAGTATTTTAGAAAATATTCAGGACATGGGAGTGAATATCCCGGCATTTATGCAGCCGCTTGTGAAACACATCCGATCGCAGGTAGAAGATCAGGTGAAAGTGGATAATGATTCAGAGGGCGAATAATCGTCCTCTTTTTATTTGGAAGGAGAATGTATTATGGCAATGAATGGAATTGATATAAGCAGCTATCAATCAGGGATTAATCTTACAGTTGTTCCGTGTGACTTTGTGATCACGAAGGCAACTGAAGGAACTGGTTATGTAAACCCGGATTATGAGAGAGCCTATGCACAGGCGAAAGCAGCAGGCAAATGCTTGGGTATTTATCACTATGCATCTGGTGGAAACGTACAGGCAGAGGCAGACCATTTCTTAAAACAGGTTGGAAATCGTGTGGGAGAAGCGATTCTTATCTTAGACTGGGAATCATACACGAATCCGGCATTTGGCACAAATGATCATGCCTGGGTGAAGTCATGGTGTGACTATGTTGCTTCTAAAACCGGGGTCAATCCAATTGTATATGTCCAGCAGAGTGCCATGAACCGGCTTTCCGGAATCGGAAATTATCCGCTTTGGGTAGCACAGTACGCTGACATGAATACAACGGGGTATCAGGATCATCCTTGGAATGAAGGAAGTTATACCTGCGTAATGCGACAGTACAGTTCGTGTGGGCGTTTAAATGGATGGGCTGGAAATCTGGATTTGAACAAATTCTATGGAAACCGGGAAGACTGGAATAAATACGCCGGTAAAGGAAATAACGTATCACCAAGTAATCCAGCAACAGCTCCGGCAGGGTCTGCGCTGGATTTGGCAGTTGGAGTTATGCAGGGAAAATACGGGAACGGAGATGCACGTAAATTTGCTCTTGGATCGCGGTACAGTGAAGTACAGGGATTTATTGATCACATCAGTTCCGCATCAGCAGATATGCTTGTAAATGAGACGAAATCCGGTAAATATGGTAACGGTGACACAAGAAAGGTTGTTCTCGGTAGTCGTTACACAGAAGTCCAGAACAAGATCAACGCTGCGTTTGCCAGAAAATCAAATGAGCAGATCGCACAGGAAGTTCTTGCCGGTAAATGGGGCAATGGAAACGACAGAAAGAATCGTCTATCAGCTGCCGGGTATGACTACAATACGATTCAGAATATCGTGAACGGTAAGTCAGGTGCTTCATCCGCACAGTATTACATCGTGCAGAGCGGAGATACGCTTTCCGGTATTGCAGCTAAATACGGCACGTCCTACCAGAAGGTTGCGCAGCTGAATGGAATCAGCAATCCGAATGTGATCTATGTTGGTCAGAGACTGCGGGTGAAATAATAAATATTGTCTTGTACTAACTAAACTACCCCAAAACCAGTAACAAGAGTCAAATTAATTCCTTCATCCGCAAAATACCCATTTTCAATCGCAACGTATTGCGGGGCATAGAAGATAGAATGGGCGACTTCGTTCAGTGTCACAGAGACAGGAGAAGAATTGGTGTCATGATTGGCTTGGGAAGTGACGGTTTCAGTTTTAGGATTCGTAGCATTATCATCGGCAGGTGCAGAGCTGCAGGCTGATAAAAGGCCGACAGTTATAGCAGAAACAAAAAGTAAGGATATAAAATTTTTTTTCATAAGTCCTCCTGGGTGGTATAACATTCTCATTTAAGATATGCAAAAAATGTGAAATTGGTGTTTTTATCTGATAGCCAATCGCTCTCCGCTGAAGATTTTGAAACTCCAGAACAACCTGCAACTAAAAGTCCCTTATTTTATCATATAATTTATCCGAGTAATATGGCAGATAAATAATAGCAAAAGTATAAGCCATATGTTTCGCTTCGGTTAAGTCATTTGTCCTTTTTTCACCATAATATTTGCTCATAAGTGGCTGACTTCCATTACCTACGCCCTGCAATATCAGGTTGATGATCACCAGTGAAATATTAGGAGTCAGAGCAAGTCCGAAAGGAGCGAGTCCTGCCTTAAAAATTGATTTGCATAGAGAACCGAATTCACCAGCATTTGCACAAATTTCCAGTTT